TCTGATTCACAAGAGCCAGAACAGTGGTCATGTTGCCGTCAAGGTTGGCAATCGTAAGAGTTGGCTGCGGCAAAGAACCAGTGGAACGCAACTCAAAACCATCAGCTTCTACAGGCATTCGTGTGTAAGCATTTCCGTTCCACACGATGTTGCCTGTCACGGCGGCATTACTGCCTGCATGAAAACGGTAAACATCACTGCTTCCGTGAAGTGTGTTGTCCAGTTGAAGCTCAAACAGCTCAATGATTGCACTAGGAGCCAACGCAGAAACATCGTCATAGACGCTGCTGATCGCAGTCCAAACACAAGTGTTATCAGTGATTGTGCTGCCAATATCAGTCGGCCAGTTAGGTTCACTACTTGCAGAGGTGCCAGCAGTAGTGCAACGAAACCACAGGCCAGAAGCCTGTTCTGTTGTCGCTCTGCGGATGTCACCAACAGAAAAAGCGGTGCTGGCTGCCCAAGCTGTAACTGCTGCCATTACGGTTCAAAAACTTGGCGAAACGTTGCTTGAATTGTGGCGCGGTTCAAGTACGGAATCGACTTACTCCACTGCTCGCAGACAAACTTAGAAGCACTGCCCTCACCGGGTGGTGTGAAGTCAAAGCTGGCATTGTCAGCCGCCCGTGCATCTAAAAACGTTTCAATCGTGTCGGCATCAGTCTCTGACACCTCAAACGTCAGGTTGAAAACCTTGGGGTTTTGCGACAGGCCGTACGTCAGCCTGGCTTCGTAGCCATCACCAAACTGCACCTTGCGAACGTTTGGTGCGCTGCTTTTTTGCAGCCCATACGTTGGTGTAATTGAAGGGAAGGTAGCCATCAGCTTGCGAGGAGACCGCCAGGACGTTTTTGTCTGACTAGCTCAGCCTGTACTGCAGCGCCAAGCATCTTGCCAAGTTGTGCTGCTTGCTGAGAATCACCTTCCACAGAAGAGCCAGAAGCGTCCACGTTCACCGTCACGTTAGCCCCACCCATTGCATGGTTCGGAACAATCGTCCCAGCACGATCGGGGACAAACAGCTCAGGCCCACGCTCGCCAACCAGTGCAGCTTTACCAACTGCTGGACGACCACCGTTGGCGAAAGCACCAGAAAAATCAAGCCCAGATGTTGCCGGAGTGACTCCAAAGCCACCACCAGCACCACCGCCTCCACCGCCGAAGAGATTGAATCCGCCCAAAGCGTTCAACAGCTGCTGCTGAAGGATCAGCCTTGCCATCTGCTTGAGAACACCAACGAGGGATTCACCGAGAGACTTACTCCCCTCTACTGCATCCAAGATTGAATCAACAATGCCGTTGCGGAAGGTGGTGTTCAACTCTTCATACTGGTTCTTTTGCTCTGCAATTTTTTCCCTAAGCTCGTCTTGATGTTTCATCTGAGCTGCAAAATTTTTCTGCTGTTGCTCCGCAATGTCTGCATCAATTCCACGGATTTTTTGCCTAAAAGCAAAATGCGCTTGATTTAACGCGTTTTCTTTCTCTAAAGGCAACAGGTTGCTTTCGGCTATCTCCTGCTTTCTGACCATAAGCTCTAACGTTGCTGCTAGGCGCAGTTGCTCAGCATCCTGAGCGGCGATTAGCTGCTTATTTAAATCAAGCAATCTTTGTGATATATCGACCTTGTCATTTGACTTCTTCAAGTCATCAAGAGGTGTTGTGCCTTTTGGGTCAGCAGTAGGCTTTGTCCCAAACAAAAGCGCCTCATCTGCGGCAGACAATGCCGGGATGTTTGACATTCCTGAACCAGTAAGGCGTCGCAAAGAAATGCCTTTAGCCATTAACTTGCGTGCCCGATCTGTTTGCACTTCTGATGCAAGCTTGCCCGGGTCACGGATACGTTCAATCGCGCTTGCAATGCCGCCAAGAACTGTGGCTGCAAAATCACCAACACCTTTGATCACAGGTTTCAGGTCCGTGATGATGTCCGCCAAGATGACAAATGATTTACTCAGTTCAGGAATAACTGATTCCGTCAATGCAACTTGTACGTCTTCAGTTGCATTTTGGAACTCTTTGATTTTTCCTGCCGGGCCATCCAAAGCTTGGGCAAGTCTGCCAGCGCCCTCACTCTCAATTCTCTTGAGAGCTTTGATAACAATGTCGCTGGTCAGCAAGCCTTGCGCTGCATATTCCTTCAGGTCCCCAGCTGCAACGCCTGTTTCATCAGAGATTGCCTGAAGCACCAACGGTGCCTGCTCAGCAATGCTTCGGAACTCATCGCCACGCAATGCGCCAGAGCCCAGGGCTTGTGACAACTGAGTGAAGGCTGCAGATGCCTCAGCTGCAGTCGCGCCCCCCAAAACAGCAGCGGTCCTGAAGCCGCCAAAGGTTGAAGTGATGTCTTCAAGCGAAACGCCAAGAGGCCGCAAACGGGCGAACGCATTTGCCAAAGCCTGATTAGCTTCTGTCTGGCTGAGCTTGAACTTCTGAGCGGCTTGCGTCGCGGCATCTTGCAGCTGTGCATATTCACCAAACCGTTCACCCAACAGCTTGATCCTGCGTTCAGATTCAACGCGCTGGACGCCTGTTTGAACCGCCCGGAACGCAGCGAAGGCAATAGCTGCTTTACCAATCGTTCCGCGCAGACCGCCCATACGCTTGCCAAGGCGGGCCGCGTTGCTTTCTAAGTCACGAAAGCTTCTTATTCCTTTGCGTCCCATCCGCTGAAACGCTGCCTCAACATCCCTGGCTGCTCTCTGAGTTTTCTTTAATTCCTGCTCAACCTTTTTGCTTTGTTGTTGAACACGGCGCAGCGGATTAACTGCCTTGGCGGCTTCGACTATCAGTTCAACCGAAGCCCTTGCCATGACCACCTAGCAATAAGCGAAGTCTACCGCCGCCTTTGCTTTGCGCGCTGCATCGCTTGCTCTTCCATGTCTGACTTCAGTTCGTAGTACGCAGCAAAATGAACAAGCTCCGCATCGGTCAACTCCGTGCGAAGCCTGCTGACTGTCATGCCTAGTTCGCAGGCCAGGTGGAACTCAAAGAATGTCCACTTGTCCTGCTTCAGTCGTTTTTTGCGTCTTCCAGCTCAGCCTCTTCGCCAAGGCCAAACAAGAACAGCTCAATCTCATTCAGCACAGACTCAGGCAGTTGGCGCTGAAGCTTGTTTGCATCAGCAGCTGCGAAAGCCTTAGTGCCATCCTCAAGCTCAGCGATTTGGCACAGCATGTTGGTACTGATGTCCAACGCTTCTTCTGTGCCAGCAAGCTGCTGAGCTTTCTTTCGGTCAGCGCGAGTGATGGGCTTGAAGTAAAGATCAATGATCTTTTTGCCTTCAGCGTTTTTCAGTTCGTACTTGCGGCGCTGGTTGAGGTCAAAGGCCCCAACCAGCAAATCAACTGTGCGATTACCAGCAGGCATTTAGGCGACACATTTGTCACCAAAACTATAGCCTCATCACTGAAGGTTGCCGGTGATGGTACCGCTGGTGACGAAATTGCAGGTAACGATGTCAATCTCACCAACAGTGGAAGTGATTTCCATGTCGGTGATGATTCCGGCAAAGCTCACAGAGTCAGTGCCAGCAGATGTGCCGGTGGTAAACAGCTCAAACGTTGCGTCTGCAGGGTCTGCAGTCGTCAGAACATCTTCAAGAAAAGCAGCTTGGCCGGTGGCGTCAGGGTCATAGACCAGCTCAACAGTGCCAGATCCGCTGATCATGCTGCCAACAAAGCTCCGGAAGGTGTCTCCATGCTTGGAAACGTCCAGAGTTTCTTTGGTGGTTGAAAGGCTCCAGCTGCGGGTGCCAACGATGGTGGCATTGCTTGAGCCAGCGGCGTCAAATTGGACTGCGCCTTGTTCTCCACGAAGGACGGCCATGGTCAGAGTTCCTCGATAAATTCAAAGGTCACACGGACCTGTGTTTGAAAATAGCCCTCGGGAGCTGGTGAAGCCAGTGCCTCTGGACCTGTTGGTGCGTCGAAGAAAACCCCCGACACGATGACCCTATTGTAAAGGTCACGAATCCTTTTGCCGATGGTGTAGTTGGCACCAGGCCCAACACCTTTGGCTGAAAAAATGTTGATGACGGTCAGCCCAACAATGCGGTTCCGTGCGTTGGTCGTTGACCCTTGGGCTAGGTGCTCATTTGAGCCGAAATCAACTTGGCATTGCACCCAAGAGCTATTCGGCGTTGGCTCATAAGCCATGTTGTTGAAAACAACAGGTATGGCCGGGCTGTTTGCCAGCTCTGTAGCTAATCGGCCTTCTATGGTGGCCCTGATTGAGTTGAGGTCAGCTGCGGCCATCAGTCTTCAGCGACAATGCGCCTCCATTCTGAACGGACATACTTTTCTAAATCTTTGGCAATCAGGTCTGGATAGCCTTGGCGAACTGCTGCGGTGCCGGTGGTTTTGTTGGTCCTGCCTGGTGCGTAATCGCCCTGCCATGAAGGTGGCAGGCTGTCAGGCGTGCCATAAGTGACAGCCTCTGCGTAGTCTAGGTTGCTGAACACCCTGCCTACATATTTGCTGTCAAAACTGATTTGCCAAGAGCCTGCCAGTACTCCACTGACTTCAGGTGTGCCGATTGGTGGGCGACGGGTTTTGAGTTCGTCCTGCAACTGCTTTGTAGTTCGCTTGACCAGCTTTTCGAGCTGATCACCCATCAGCCCAGAGATGCCAGATAAATCAACTTTCCGTGGCATGGTCAAGCCCTCAAAATCAGCTCGTAATGGGTTGCGTCACCAGCTGTTTCCTGAAACGTCGTTTCAACCCTGATGACTTGATAAACGATTGAGCTGATCACCACACGATCTTTCGTTTCAGGGGCTGTGGTCAAATCATCAGCAGCCACGATCAGGCGTTTATCACCAGCCTGAATCAAGTCATTGGCCTCGTTGACGCTCACGTCGTACACATGCCCTTTGACATCGGTGTCTGACGTGGTTTCAGTGATTGCACCTGTGGTGGTGTTGTAGCTGCCACCAGAGACGTAACGGATCGTCACATCACCGCCAAGTTTGCCAAGCAATTTGCTCGCAACCTTGTCCAGCCCCTTAAGTGCCATCAGGCTTCGTAAGCAACGACGGTTCCGCTTGTGAGCGTGATACTGGTCACCTCAAGGCCCTCAATACAGGCAGAAGTGTTGATGTTGATGCCTTCGATTGTCGAAGAGCCATTCTCCGTAATGGCAGACGAGGTCATTGACGCAATGACAGAATCCTCAAGCGCCATGATTTTCACAAAGCGACCGGTCTGGGCTGCGGTGTTTGTGATGATTGTTGCCTTTGTCGGCGCATACCCGTAGCCCATGGTCAGCTCCGTTTGATGGCGATGTTGCCTGGTCCGCTAATTCTAAGGCCAGTCAAGTACCGTTCAAGCAGGGGAGGAACACGGTCTGCACCAACAGCACCAGTTTTGTCAGGCTCGACTTCAATGTTGCCAAGCTTCACCCGCTTGTAATCTTCAAGGCCACTGAGCCCGATGCCGTCTTTGTTGTTGTTGAGATAGACAGCAAGGACAACCTGAGCCCGTTTCACCTGATCTGGAATCTCCTCGTCAGTGAAGTAATCGTCAGAAATCCTGAAAGGAAAGCCAGTGGCGTACGTGTTGACGTAGGTATCTGGCTTTCGCACGCCAGTACGCGGCCATTGCAATGCCTGTGTATCCGTTGCCCTAGCACCAATAAACCGCTCACGATCCAGTCGTTGTGTTGCGGTGTAAAGCGCCCGGTTTTTTTGGTCGTCCGTGGCTGAACCCCACGCAGTTACGTCTGCGTCCTCCACGAAGCCATCAATGATGTCTTGGGCGTCACTCAGCGTTATGTAGCTGTTGGCGCTTGCGCCGCCCGCTGTTGCGTCGATTGATACTGCCATCGGGCGTCACAGTAGAAGTCTTGCGTTTGGCTGGTTTAGGGGCAGAGGCCACCGCTTGCGCAGCAGCCTCACGCTCCTTTGCCCGCCTGAAAGCGAACAGGCCCATCAGGAGCTAGCGCCCTTCAGAGCCACAAAGCTCAGCACAATGGCTTCGCTAGCGGTTGAACCAACGTTCGCCACAGTGATCTTGAACGAACCAGCAGCGATGCTGTTGGCTTGAACCAGATAGCTACCAGCAGTGCCGGCAGAGCTGTGGTTAACCACCACTACGTCAGTAGCGGCGATCTTGTCGTTGTTGACCTGGAAGGTCACCTCAGCGGCGCCAGCAAGCTCAGCGCCGTTCATAGTGATCTGGCCAGACTCTGTATTCAGAGTCACGGCAGTTGCCTTGTTGGTGGCCTGGGTCACAGTGCCACCGCCGGTAGGGCCAATCAGAGAGCCCGCTGTTGCCTCAAAAATGGATGCCATGGTGATTACCCTCAGTCAAGGTTGCTGGTGTTGGTAATCCGCACGATGCCAATGTTGTTGGTCTCGTACACCTTGGTCCAGTTGCCAACGGTTTCCAGTTGTGCCCGAGTGGGGTTGGAAACAGATGTTGAGAACTTGGCACCAATAGGGTGGTACACATAGTGCAGATCAATTGACATCGCATCGCTCTTGGCAAGGATGTCGCGATCAGTTTCAGTCTGGAGACCCAGCTGTTCGCCAGATGCAATAGCACCTTGGGTGAACAGATAAGTGGCGTACTCGGTGGAAGAACCGGAGCCAGTGGTCTGCAGATCAGCAGAAACAATCACACGCAGGCCCATGAAGGTCGGCACTTGCACGCTGCCAAAAGCAGGAGCAGTAGAACCTTGAGCAGCAGCGGTGTCAGGCGCGCCAGTGTTGTCGTAGATCATGTCGATCGCACGACGCTCCATCAGGTCGTAGTAGACCTTGGGGTGCATTGCAATGGCGGTCAGCTTCTCACCCTGGTCACCCAGGATTGACTTGCCTTCAACGATCTGGCGGGGGCCAAGGATGGTTGGGGTGTCGCTAGTGGTGCCATCAACAGCAAGAGCTGCATAAGAAGCAGAGCTGGTGTCATCCACAGCACCGAACACACCAGCCAGGCAGGACAGCAGATCCTTCTGACGTTGGTTGGCGATGTAGTCAGCAATCTTGGCGCCAATGGCAGCCATCGGGTCAGAACCTGCAGCCAGTGCAGCCAAATCCCGTGACTCAAATGCACGACCACGGTGCAGGACAGCAGCAACCTGCTTGTCAGCTTCGATCTTGCCAGGGGTCAGGGAGCTGGAATCTGTCAGACGCTCAAAATCGCCCGACAGGTTGGCCTTGTAGAAAGGCACTTGGATGAAGTCACCACCATCCTCAGCGGCATTCAGCTCAGCCATCGGCTGCACCACACCGGAAGCCAAGAAGGCATCACGCTGGGTGGTTTGCTCGATGACATACGGCGTAAATACCTCAGGGATGATGATGTCAGAGCGAAGAGTCGCCATGACAAATCCTCAGTGAATGGTTTTACGGTGCGGGCATAACCCTATGGCCAGTCGGCATAACCTTCCGCCCTTCCGGTCATATTAACGCTCAGCTGCAGCTTTCAACCTGTCATACATGTCCCGATCTGTTTTGTAGAGCCGGGATTGTTCTGTGAGGTTGAAAGTATCTTTCGCAAAGGGATTGCGAACACCAGGGGGGACATCGCCGCCAGTGCTGCGGCCTGCAGGTGCGCCACTGCCTTGAGGCTTTGGTTGCTTCTGCATCCATGCAGGCAATGACTTAGCCCAATCTGCAATCGGCGTGCGCTCATAGCCGTTGACGACAACAACGGTTCCATCAGCATCACGCTGGATTTGTTCTTTCACCACTTGGGTGTTCAAGATCATGTCTGGGTCATGAACGACATCCCGCAGGGCAGTTGCAGCAGGACTGAGGATTTCAAGCTCACGCACACGGGCTTCTAGTTCTGCAATGCGCTTGTCCTTTTCTTCCGCCGCCTCACGGAACTGCTGCTCCAAAGCCTGTCGGGCTTCGGTGTACTTGCCTTGTTTTTCCAGATCTGCCTGTTCCGCCGCAGCTTTGAAGTCCAGTAGCTCCTGAACATCAACGCCATCAGGGACAGTTTTTGCGTTTTTGAGCTTGCCGATCAGTTCGTAATTTTTTTTCAGCAGTGCTTCACGCTCTGCCTTCAGTGCATCAACTTCGTTTGAAGATGTTGTTTCAGGAGCCATAGACTCCTGCACTTGTTCTTCAGCCATGAATAACCCATAAGGTTGTTTTCAGCTCCACTTTACTTTGTTCGCCCAATATGCAGCAGATGTTTTGCCCTTGGCGATATTTTTTGCGTGACGTGCTTTGAATGATGCTCGCTTTGCCTTGTCAGCAGCAGACTCACCCTTGCGTGGCGGCTTTGTCTTTGCGCCCTGTGCCCCAAACCTAATCAGGCGATCCTTACCGCCATCCTTGATGACAACAGCGTGTGACTTGCCGCTTGAATGGTTTGGCGTGCTGATCGGTTTGTTGTAGCCCTTAAAGGTGTGGCCACCGCGTTTGATTGCCATTACTTCTTCTTGCGTTTTTTCAGCAAGTCAGCGTCGGCCTTTCTTGCACCACCTTTGCCAGACACAAAGCTGTTCACACGGCCCATTGCCCAGGCAGCCATTGGCACATTGCGTGAGCCGCTGGACAAGTATGCGCCTTGGCCACGGCGATACACAGCAGCAAGCTGCCCGTAGGTGAACCGAGTGCCCTCAGCCTTTTTTCTTAGCGTTGCCTTTACGGCGTCGCTTAGTGGTTTTGCTTTTGGTCTTGCCACCTTGCTCAGTCCTTGATTTGGAGACAGCTGCAATGTCGATGTTCTTGCCAGCCTTGTAAAGGGCAGCAGTGCGCTTGATTTCCCTGGCCTTGGCCGCCTTGTTCTTGGCACCAGCAAGATAGGCCTTAGGCAGGCCCGTCTTCTTGTCCTTTGGTGGGCGACGCTTGGCTGCCATCACTTCTTCTTTTTCTTAGGCTTTTTCTTGCCCATCGTTGATTGGGGCTTTTTGGGACCGCTGTAACGGGGCATCAGTCTTCAGCAGATGACACCTCTTTTTTAGCAGGCTTTTTCTTGGCAGCGGGTTTGCGGGCAGGAGCAGCTGTTTCGCCCTGCACTGTGAACTGGTACTTACTGTGCATTGGGATAGCGGTCGGCTAGTTGCTTCAAAGTTAGCTCTGCACCGTCCTTGTCAACAAACTTGCGGATAGCGTCTTCCTTGCCGTACTTCTTGACCAAGAAGTTGTAGTACGGGATCCGCTTGGGGCCAAGGACGTCTTCTTTGACCAAATCTGTCTGCTGGTCGAACCAAATCCCATAAGGCTCACGCAGCGAAAGAGTTCTGGCTGCAAAGCCGGTGGTCAGGGAAACACGGCGTGACCTGCAGCCGAAATGTTGTGGCGGTTTCGGGCCTTTGCCCCATTCGTACACCTTGCCGTCCAATGCCCTGCAAATTGGCGTCGTCTTGCTGTCCAAAAGGGCTGTGTACCTGTATTTCTTGGTGATATCTGGGTTTTGCAAAGCCACTAGCTCTTCAGCTGCATCAACGACTTGATTGACGCTGGTGCGGACAATGGCGCGGATCTGGTTGTTGGGCATGGCCGTCACTTGGCCGCCAGAAGCAATGATGCTGTCAACAGTGCCTGCCTGTTCCCGGCGCAACCTGCCTTTCAACTGGCTGACAATGCTGCCGACAGACTTGCCCTCAAGCACACCAACACGCAGCACTTGGCTGAATACTTCGGCTTGCTTGGTGGACATGCGATCGAAAGCTTGGCGCACGACTGAGCCGTTCGGCAGCGTCAGCTGCTGGCCAGCAGTGAGCTGAAACGTGACGGTGTCAGGGGCAAGCCTTTCAAGCCTGTCGCTTAAGTCAACAATGCCAATCGCTGTTGGATCTGCAGTCACAACCGCCTGGGCAAAGCTTGGACTGATTTCAACAGTGCGAACAACACGGTTGCTGCCATCAGGAAGCACTTGCCGCAGCTGTTCAGCAGCAAAACCAGCCTGCAGCTGGGCCAGCCCCTGCAGTTCCTCTGCCATCAACGCGGCACTGTCACCTGACCAAGTCGCCAATGATTCCCTGAGCTGAAGCAACAACGTGCGCAGCCTTGCTTGGCGCAAAGGCTGCCGCACTTCACCCGTGATAAGAATCTCATCCTCAATCGCCCGCAGCTGCTCAACAGCATCCAAGATCACGTCGTTGTACGAACGGATGATCCGCCTGGCGACACCGTTGCTGTAACGGTTCAGGTCAATGGCATTGCGGTAGACCGCTGCTGGGGCGCTCATGTCTTTTTGAGACCAACAGCCTCTGAGGAATCAACACAGATGATTGAAACGTCTGAGCCTGCACGCAGGGCATCAC